TGGTACATATTCTACAAGATAAATATTTTTATTTTTTCTACCACCTACAGAGTTATACTTATTAGCTATAGGCATAATAAATTTATGATCAGGATAATGATGTGCTATTTCTGCAATTTTTTTAAATATTACTACTGATTCATCTTTATTCAGTCCTGTACTTACATAAATATTATTATTTTTTTGTGTATGTACTAATTGAGATTCATCACATACATAACCTGTATACTGAAGCAAGGGCTCAATATCTTTTATTATTTGTACAGAATTAGCTAATCTAGTTCTGTCACTTATAAGTGGTAATAAATCTTTATCTCCATGTACTAATATACGATCTGCATAATGTTTGCATACTATATTTTGTGTATATAATACCCAGTCTTGCAATTGATTATGATGTGGCTCATCCCAAGGAAAATCTCTAACAGATATTATAATCTTAATACCGCGTTTTTTACACTCTGCAAGGTATCTAAAATATTCATGTGCAAATTGTTGTCTACAAAAAGGAAAACCTTCACATACTAATACTTTAACTTTATATTTTTCTATAGTTTTTATAAATTGATTAATACGAAAATTTATAATAGGTGCTTGTTGTATAAACTGAAATACTTTATTAATATCTGGTATTTTATAGTCACCTAGAAAAGCTGTATGAGGAACTTTATAGTCTAATGGGGGTTGAAATAACTGATCCATAATTACTACATCATGACGCTCTGCGGTTTTTTCTGCTATAAATTTTATACGTTGAGAGTGCCCAAGACCCCTATAGTATTGAGTTAAAAAGCCAATAGACATTACAGATCTTTAACAAGTGGAAATACTTCTGCTATAGCTTGTCCACAGGCTTGTGCTAATTCCATATGTTCTTTTTGTGTACCATTAGCACTACGTAATTCAATATAATGAACCCAAGAACGCAGTGTACCGTTTACATATAATCTAGATAATGTTAATCCTTCCGGTAATACTTTTCTAGCTTGTTCTTTAGCAATACCATTTTCAATAGCCCAGTCATACGCTTCTTCTGCTTCTTGTATTACAGCTTCTTGTCTAATATTCCATTGTGCTTGTAATTCTCTATCATCTGTTTCAATACTATTTTGACGATTCTTTGTGTCTTGTAATCTTGCTTCTGATGTCTCAAATACACCGTCCATATCTGCAGGATCAGCGTATCTTTGAGAAAATTCTTGAAAAGAAAATGAACGATGACGTAAAAGCTGCCTTGCAATATCTCTTGTAGTCTCAATCTCCATTGTAGCAGATACCATTTCAAGAGGAGACCAATGTTTATGCTTAATTAAATATTTAATTAATTTTTCAGCTGTTTCATTACTCATCTGATTAGCTGGATTTGATACTCTTGCACAATATGCTACAAAATCTTGTAGATTATCAATACCTATAAAGGCTCCAGGCATAACTTGTGTATACCCCATTAACTTAGCTTTCACTTGACTTTACTCCTGTAGGTTTTTTTAGTGTTTCTTCTCGTTGTAAGGGTCTAATAATTCCTTCAACTTCGTTTATATCAAGTTGGTGTGTAGCAAATCCACCGTCTACATACTGTTGAATAGTACTTCTATTATAGTCCATATCTTGATGTTTATCTTTTTTTACATCATGCACATCGGGATTAATTTTCTTTTTAATTTTTTGAATATAACTTTTAGCTGATGAATTTTTCCAAGCAATATCTTCTATCTGATCAACATAGTTTAATACCATTCGTGGACGATAGTTTACAGAAAAAGTTGCAATTTTTTGAGTAGGCTGTATCATCTGTGCTTGTTCTGAATTATTTTTAATCAATAACCATATTTCATTCCTAAAGGTAAACTCAAAGGTAGAGATACCATCTGCTAATGCTAATCCTTGCTCATACACTAAATCAGTAAAAGAGTTAACTTCTATCCTAAAACTAGGATTTTTTAGGGCAGGATATATACCTGTAGGTATTGGTATAGTTTTCCCTGCAGCAATTTTTACAGGATTTACAATACATGCTCTAAGATGGAAGAAGGGATCAAGATTAGTATCTTGATTAAATCCCCATTCACAACTATAGTTTTGTTCTAAGTATTTTGCTGTAGAACTTTTCTCAATATCTATTTCACAGATCTGATAGTCGGTCAAGAGCTTCTTCTCCTTCTTTTCCAGCAAGAATAGCTTCAGTACAGTATTTTAGGTTGATTAGGTTTTCATTTCTAATCAATCTTTCCTTACCTGCATTTAAATTTTGAATATACTTAGCCCGACCTTTTAGCGGCAAAGCAGCTAGCAAATTATCTAAAGTTTTATACTCTTTAGCAAGTCCTTGGGCACGTTTAGGACCAATACCCTCAATACCTATAATATTATCACCTTTATCGCCCTCAATGATTCTAGACATCATAAACTGTGCGGGTGTAAGTTCTAGATCTTCTTGTAAAGTCTCTAGAGTTACCTCTTTGCGTCCAAATATATTGAATACTGATACATCTTCTTTGATTAGTTGAAGTAAATCTTTATCTGAAGATACAACCCAAGTATGGTTGTAGTTCTGTGATAGATTCTGTGTAATCCATGCAAGAGTATCATCAGCTTCCACACCTCGAAACTTTACTACTTCATCATGAATTTCATCTGGGAGAGAATTAAGTACAGCAAAAAACTCTTCGAAGCGTTTTACCTCATCAGGGTCATCAGATTTTGTACGAGTGCCTTTATAGTCTTCTAGCATTTCCATTCGGTAATAACTTTTACCAAAGTCAAAACATACAATAGTACGTTTAGCTTGGTATGACTTTGCTAGTGATTCGATAGTACGAATAAAGTCATCTGCAAAAGAATCGTGATTCGGTCTACGAAGCCAACGATATGATAGGTTATTTGCATCAATAATTAGTAGATTGTTGTGGTCTGAATAGTCGGTCTCTTGCACATCTGCAAGATCATTCCATGATTTAGTCATATTTATCTCCTATGTTTATAAATAAATATAACAAATATAAAACAAGTTAGCAATAGCTATGTCACTTCTCTTCCCTATACTTAGGTAACTTATCTGCTTTCTTTACTGCTTTAATCCAGTCATCTAATCTAGATATTTTAAACTTGTGTCCAAAAGATGAAATCTCTACATAATCATCAACTTCTGTATCATCATCGTATGCAGCAAAATCTTTAGATCTATCCCATCTAAATAGTAATAGAGGTTTCTTTTTCATTACTTCTGCTTCTCGCACTGCTTGTTCCCAAAATCCAAATATATTAGTAGTTTTAGAAGTTAATAAGTTATTCCATTGAATCTCTTTATAATGTTTACACTCAATACAATAGGGCCACCAGGCAGTATCATGTGGTGTCCATATATCTCCTTTTAAGTAGTCTATAGCCCCAGATAATGGGACTCTCCTAAATTCTACATCAAACTCTTTACTTAATAATACAGCTATTTTTTGTTCGTATGCTGAACCTTTAGCTTTACTTTTATTGTAGGCCATCTATCATGCGGCTCTCTTTCTTTTTAAATCTAAAGTCACACAATGAAAGCCTCCTGCAAGAATCCTATCATGTCTCAATTCTAAGGGTATAGTTTCAATACCTACAGCATTTAACTTTTCATGTAATTCTGTTTGTTTTTTATCTGCTATAACAAGATTTGGATTAACACTAAGAAAATTCATACCAATCCACTCACTAGCTCCCCATAGTGGAAATCCATAAGGAGGCTCAGAAGGTGTATAACATTCATTAATCCAAATTTTATCCCAAGACTTAAATATTTCAGGTTCATTATCCGGAGTTACCCTACTTGCATTATATACTACTAATCCCTCTCTAACAGGAAGAATAGTACTATCTAGATGAGCATATGAATATAAACCTTCTACTATATGAATTTTATACTTATCTCCTAGAATCCTTTGTAGCCATTCTCCACCTAGTCTATTTCCTGTATTAGATATTTGGTAAAGTATATCTTCATTTATCCTCACACAATTAGCTGCTTCAAAAAGAATTTCTTCATTGTTTAAAGAAGGTACTCCATCAGTATCTTCTTTATAGTTTTCCTCAAAAAGAATAGGGATAGGTGCTTTTATCCAAGAATATCCTTCATGATACAATTTAGTAAATATATCTCTATATCCCCATGTTTCAAATTGTCTATTCCATAAAGGTGTAGGTGTTTCTATGATCATATCATCTACAATTAGTGTTAGATCTCTAGGAGAGTAATGTTGCCAATTTTTACCTTCCCATGTAGGAGATTTTGTATATGCTTCTGCATATTTAGTATCTGGTCTATGAACTTTTACTCCCAACTGTTTTAAGGTATCACTTAATATTTCTAAATCTTCGTTTTGCTCATCAATAATTCGTTTAGGGTGAAAACCTATTGCACCACTTGACTTAAGAAATTCTTCTTCATATTCTGGAAACATACACTTTAGAATACTTATATTAAGCTCAGGTATTTTAGAGTAGTCAGCTGTTCCTACTATAATTTCTTCTAATTGATCCCAATCGTTATTACAACTCATATTCTTTTCTCCCATCCCATATTCTTGAAAAACATAATCTGTTTCCATTACCGCCTCTATTATATTGTTTAAAGCGTCCTGTATAGTCTAGACCAAAATATACACAATAGGAAGGTACTAAATCAAGTTTTTTACACATTGCTAGTTGTTTTTCATGATATTTGTTAAATACATAATCAGCAGAAAACTTTTTCATCATAGCTGTGCCTAGATATGCACTTAGTAGATTGATATAGTTATAGTTATATTCATTTATTACATATATCTGATCTTCAAAAGGTTCTTTTTGTAATCTAATACCTACTCTATGATTCTCAATAGGAAACACTTTAGATAATGAAGATACTACATATTCTATACAAGGATGAGATAAGTCAAAGGACATGTCTACTGCTAGATTAATATATGCTAAATCTAACATAACAGGTACTTTTAGTCTATCACAATCACACAATATTTTTTCAAGAGCATTAGGCACTGCACCTGTATCAGCAAAAGGTACACTTAGTAATACTACATCACCTTCTTTAATAGGTTCATCGTCTAACCAAGCAAAGTTATTGCTATACCATAATGATTTCATCATTTGATGATAAAAATAATCACCTTTTGCTATTCGTAATCTATGATCATCTCTATATCTGATATAAAACTGTGCAAAAGATTCTGTGGTTCCTTGTGTAAAACACATATGAGTATATTGCTCTACTCCAGTAACTCCTGGAAAATGGCTAAACATCCATTGTTTATATGTTTGAAGAAACTCTTGTTTTATTATTTCTGCGTTTTTTTCTGTATAATTATCATTTACAGTAAACATTCTTATAGTTTCATCTCTATAAGTAGTTAGTTCTCTATCATGTACACTAAATGCACCGCCAAAAGGTTTACTTTTATTATTTGGTAAGTTTGTGTATTTAATAGTCATTTTTTAAAAATCCTGATAGTTGTAGGGTATATTTATCTTGCATACCACAATTGCCTGATAAATGAGAAACATATTCATTAAATATCCATCCTGTATTCTTTTTCCAATTCCATTTTAATTCGTTTCCAAACTGTAGTATATGACCGTCTGCCCAATCTTCTATAAAGATATTAGCTCTAACAGCATTTCCTTTAGGCTTTATTTGTCTTAGTTTATAAAATTTATCTGTATGTAAAGGTATACAGTTGCCTGGTTTCTGTTTTATTATTGATACTGTGTATATATCTATATTTGTTTGGTGACTTAAGACCTCATAATCTATTTCAGACTTAGATAAGAATTTTTGATATATGATAGTATTTTCATCTGTATAGCTAGAGGGCATACCACCATAAGATGCGTGTAAGTCTTTTAATTTTTCTAGCATCATATCTTTTAAACAATCTTTATAACTAGACCAATCAATATTATAAATAAAAGATAAATCATAATCTATACTAGTTTCTTTTAATATTATGTTTCCCAAGGTAACCAACCTTTCTTTTTATAACCAAAATTTACATATGTATTAATTTTTTCTTTTTCTGACTCATTGCTTAAGCAAAACTCTTCATTAACAAACCATATAGTAACTTTATTTTTTAGAGCTAGATTCATTAAATATATTCTTCTATCTACTTGATCAGGAAGCGAATATATGCTACTCATAACTATAACGTCAACTTCTGATGTAATTAATTCTTCTAATATGGGCATCCAGTATAGATGTTCATTTTCAACTTGCATCATATTATTTGGTATATTGCGTTCTTTACAAAAAATTCGCATTGCATCTCTTTGCAAGTTAGGAGGAATATGCTTGTCATACTTTGTATTATTACCTATATATCCTATACAAATATCATTTTTATGATTAGGCATAGTATACTCTATATCATTAGGTAATCTAAAAAATCCTCCTGGAACTCTACCTCCAAACTCTTCTCCCTCTACTAATATATGCCAATCTATAGCCATTCTAGTTACGCCAGTTTCATTATTTACATTACCATGTATAATTTCTTGATGAAATAGATGTGCCTGTCCTATATCTAATTCTACTGGGTAAGCAGTTTCTAGACACGCATCCTCAAATTTTTTTTGACTCCATTGATTATTTATTAATGCCTTTGTAATTCTTCTTGATTCTCTGGTTGCTACTACATACATAGAATTAGTATCATATGTTTTTGTCAATGGCATCCATATAGTTCCTTGGCCTCTGCCATTATTATAAAATATACCTTGATGGAATGGTAATTTTCTACCTAATCTTTCTTGATTAGGGACTACTAAATTAAGAGTTGGACGTCTTTTAATTAAGTATCTTTTACCGTCTAATATAGGTGCTATATAAGTCTCTGCAAAAGCATCAAATTCTTTAGCATATTTAGGAGATCCTAATTTTATTTGTACCATATCTGTTATAGGTATAAGCTCTCTAGTAGGCACTTCATTATGTATATTTTCAAGACTAGTTACGTAAGGAT